GGTGTCTTCCACGACGTCATGCAGATAGGCCGCGGCGATCGTGATCTCGTCGGCGTTGATAGTTCGCAGCAGCGCGACCACCGCGATCGGATGCTCGATATACGGCTCGCCAGTGTACTTACGGACCTGACCGCGGTGAGCTTCGGTGGCGAAGTTGAGCGCCTTCAGTTCAAGCGGCGTCATGACGCCACCTGCTCGGACGGATGCAGAGCCTTTTCGAGCGCGATCGCACGCTCGAACGCCTCGACGACCTCGTCTTGCGTGCGACCCTCGAAGTCATTCCAATCCGGAATGGACTTCTCTGTTTCGATCGCCTCCTTGAAGCGTGAGAGCGCATCGTTCAGCGGGTGGTAAAAGTCGATACTGTTATACATCTGCCCCGACGCCCTGAACATAGCGCCCTCCGCGCAGAAGCAGGTCGCGCTGCTGGTGTAATAGCCGATCTCGCGCCCAAAATCGTTCTTCGCCCAGCATCCCTGCGTCCAGCCGCACTCGACGCTTCGCTTGGCTTCCTCAAGAATCTGCAATGTCGTTTTCATTTACTGTCCTCTCGTTGCTCTATGTTCTTATAATCGCATGACTATTCGAGGATGTCGGTTGGCAGTCACAGCGCCTTGCGAACATCCCTCGCGAGCGCTTGGTAGGAGTAGGGGTGAAGCTCGCCAGCGAACCCAACGGCCTTGTCGCCGTGATCCGCCGCGAACTTGCGAACGATGCCGCCAGCGATGAAGGCGTGCGGGACAATCCAGACGACCTCATCCGCTTCGATGCGGCCACGAATGCGCTCAAGCTGGCCCCAAAGCGGCGAGCCCTCCGGATTGGAGCCGGCCGAGACGATCACGAACTTGGCGCCGTGAATGTTGGCGCGCTCCACGATCGCGGATGCCGGGATGCCAATCTTCGCGTTCATGTGACACTCGGGGAACTCGCCGCCGAGTCCCTGAGCGGAGGCGATGCTGTCGCCAATCACGGCGCATTCGCTCGCCATCGCCGGCATGGGGGTGCAGCTCGAAATCCAGGTCATCGCGCCCAAAGCCGCGAGCATTTTTCGATAAGTCATTATTGATTGTCCTTACAAGTCACGGGGATAGCGTGGATCGAAGAACTCCTCGATCCAATCGGCGACAGCATCGAACCAAGCCGATATGGATCTCATTATAGCAAGAAATTCGCTCAAACCGACATTTCCCCGACCAGAGTATAGCGATGTAAGCGGGTCTCGATCTCGCCGGTGGCTTCGTCATGGGCGATGACCCAGCTAGTTTGACCCAGCTGGCCCCTGAACCGTTTGTAATCGATGAACTCACCGGCGATCCGGTATCCTAGACCGGGTGCGAGGTAGTTTTCGATCTTATACCAGTTTTTAATCTTACCATTATGCGGTTTAGCCTTTCTCTTGGCTCGAATAGGGATGAACTTCATCGTGGAGCGAATAGCGCGAGCTCTGTTGAGGGCTTCCTGCGTATTCTGATGAAAATTATAGCTAAGTTGATGGACGAAATAATCAATGCTCTCTTCGACATCGCGGTATGTCTCGACCTTCGCCAAGAATACATCCAGCCGCTTTATCGCCAGTTCACGGTATTCTAACGTGGACATTTTATCGCCCATCGCGTTCCACAACGATGAAAGCGAGTTATATTCGTACTCGGCGTCGCTAAACATTCTCTATCCTTCTCTCGTTCGTCTAAGAATTACAATAGCTTAGACGAACGAGGATATCGGGTGGGAGTTCATCTACATTCGTTGGGAAGCGTCTTTCGATATTGGATGAATCCAGGCGCGAATTTGCCGCTCAATTCAGGATGACGCCACTTCGTCTCGAGCCGAGAGTATTCGTTTTCGATGATGAAGGTGCTAGGACCGATTTGGGTTCGGAATTCCGGCTTGGCGCCGGTTTGCAGGACGCGCGCCGTATAGCTCTCATCCATCTGAGCCTGATGCTCGAATGGCGAGGCGTGAAGCAGCTCGGCGGTGCGAAGTTTATCGTGAAGTTCGATCGCCCTTTCGAGCGTCATGTCGAACCCATCGACCGTCTTGTAGGAGGTCGAGGCGCAACAGGCGACGGAGAGCTTGATAAGGTCTTCGATCCCAGGCCCGCCGACCGCTTGCGCAAAGGGAAGATGCCACTCACCCGGCTGAAGGGTCTGAACCGCGGCGTTCTCGATCGCATCACGAGCCGCCCGCGCGAACATCGCGATATGCGGCTCGGCGTCCTTGTGGTCGCGAAGCGCGAAGAAGTTCGACCATTGGGTCGAAGTGATTAGGACATAAGTCCACATCCAGGGTTCCAGGAGGCGGTTGACGATCTGCTTATGGTAGCCGGCGTCGGCGAACCGGTTAGCCCACTCCACGGCGTCGTCGCGCGCCGCGAGCCAGGCTTCGATATTCGTAAAACTTCTGGCATCGGTTAGCTCGAAAGGCTCTGCGCCGGGAACGAGGATGAGTTCGTTGCATTCTTCGGTCGCCTGCATCCCCTTCTGGTTCTTGCCCCAGACCAAGGGGATGAACGGGTCGTCGATGACGTTCTGAATCATACGGCTGATAGGAATCGCGCGGCTCGAAGCCGTGTTGCGGCTGAACACGCAATGCGTGTTCAGTTCCGCGAGAACGATCCGCGGGATGCGACCAAGGATCGTATGAATACGTTTGCCGCTGATCGCGTGCTGCGAGGAGAGAATGCTTCGGGCTGTCGGGACGCTCAATGGGTTTCCTTTCGTTAAATAGCAAAATAGCGGTTTCGCGATTAAGCGAAACCGCTATTTAGATGTTAGGCGCCGATTTTAAGCGCGCCGCCGTTGGTCTTAGCGGTGGCGATCATCGATTTCGTTATCGAGGCGAAAGATGCGCGAGCCGAACGCTCGGTCTCGAAGCTCACGCGAATCGCCTCACGTTGCTGCGCGCCGCGAATGAAGTCGGCCAGAGCCTTATCTTCATCAAGCTGATCGAGGTCGAAGCCATATTCACCTTGAACATGCGCGAACAGACGTAATAGCGCGAACTCGGCCGCCGCCAACTTCTTCGTGGTCTCGTTGTGATCGCTGATCTCCTGCTCGGCGGCGCTAGTCAAAATCGCGTTGTCCTCTTCCACCTCGGTGAGAAGCGCCTGCATTTCCGTGAGCGCGGCGCTAACTTCGGTGCTGTCGAGCGTCAGCTTCATTTCGACCAGGTCCGATTTCTCTTCGGTCGTATAAGTTGTAACAGTATCCACTTGTTTCTCCTCTGTGCAGTCAACATTGACTGTAGGTCATTGACAAATAAGCGCTATTTGCGCCCTCTTATGACGAATCTCACGCTCGGCGCGCTCCATCGACTCGCTCGGAAGGGCTTCACGCCTCGCGCATCGAGCGCCCTCGCGAGCTGCTCGTAGGTCAAAGGAACTCCGGCGTCCTCGAAGATCGCATCGATCTGCGCCAAGATCACCTGCTTGCGTTTGATCGCCTCGGCCGCGTTCGTCGCGAACGCCACGGCTCGAGCCTTCGCGAGCTTCTCGTTCTTTGAAATGGTGCTGTAGTTTAGCGCCTTCTGAGCGAGCGCTCGAAGGTCTTTGAATCCCGGATCGTACTCGTCCAGGTTCAACACCATTTTGCAGACCTTTCGCAGGTCCGCGAGCTCCCGAGCGGTTACATGATGTGCCTCCTCTGTCATGATTTACCCTTCAATGTTGACTTATTGCACGTCATATATAGCTCGCGTCTACGTGGGGCGCAATTGGCTAGTGCGCGGTTCCGAAATCGATGTCCTTGGAGACGATCGCCGGATCGTCGGCGATCTGCAACAGGACGGCCATGATCTGCGGCAGGCGCATCGCGACGCTGAAAGCCTGAAGAATCTTGCCCTGATGCAGCTGGCGCACGGTCATGTTGTCGGGGTCGAAATTGTCATGCGTATTAAACACGAAGAAATTGCCATCCTTCCCGATAACGATTCCGGCGTCGCCCTCTTGAATCGGACGGGGCGTGTTGCTGATATTCATGAGAGTCACGGGGTTGGCGTTCGTCGCGTCCATAGTGGGTAGTCTCCTTGCTTTTGATCGCAAAATCGCGATCTGTTATTCGTTATAGCGATCCATACATCATAGATCGCGGCAAATTAGAACGCCTCGCTAAGGGCGTAAATTCTGAGAGTGGCGTTCTTTCGCTGAAACACGCGGTTATATGCCTTTATTCGCATCTTCGCGTAGCTCAGCGCCTCATTGAGTGTCATAGGGTCAGTCAGAATCACGCCGACGTCCCTGCCTCTCTCGTAAGCGAGAACTCGCCAGAAACCCATTCCGCGATCTAGCTCGACGCTAAACTCCATCAACTTTATCCTCTTCGTCCTCGCTCTCGATGCCGGCGTCCTCGTTCGTGACCCAGACCCACGCCATGATGTAGGCGCCATCATCCGCGCCGATCGATACGATAGCGCCGTCGTCGATCTCCATCTCTCCGTCGATCGAGGAGATCGCCTCGCGATATTTCCGATGAAGGTCGCTATTATTCTCGATCTGACTCTCCGCGATCCGCTTCAGCATCAGCCCGCAGCCGACCAGGCCACCGGTAGCTTTCATCGAGACCAGGTTCGCCTGGCGGATCGACTCAACCTCCTCGTCACTTAGATTTATCCACATTCGCTTTTTCTCCGTTTTCGCTGTTTCGCTAATCACAATATAACTCAGATGATCGCGGGTGTCGGGTGGCAGTCAGAGCGATTTTAAGCGTCACTGACGCGCGGGGATCATTGAAGCTGCGACGTTGCGTCGAAGCGCGTCCCGCGCGTCAGTGAGCTTCTCTGACGATCCCCAACGCTATTGCGCGCTAGAGCTAAGTCGCGCTTTCGCTATCGCGCGATTTAATGAGATGGTAAAACTCAACGTCCCTCGGATCGACTCTGATCCAGGCGCGACCGCCGTCCTTCGGATAGACGTGAGCCCAAACCATTTTGCAGGCTGGACATTGAAAGCACCGACCAAGAATCTGAGATTCCGCGGTGGTTTCGGTCTTTTCGCCGCACTCGCAACAATGAATATAACGCATCAGAACATCCCCCAAAGAGGGTTTAGATTCTCTGATGGCGATGGTTCGGTGACGCGATCCGGATCGACCTCGGGCAGCGCGTCGAATTTCTCGATGTCGCCAAGGCGAATCTCCTCGCCCTTCGCCTCCATCATGTTGAATATTAAAGCGAGAGCCTCGTGTAAATTACATTGCCGAATCAAACCCGAGGCGTATTTCGCCTGCTTCTCGGTCAGCACGGATCGCGGTAGATTCCGCAGCCGGCGAGCCATATCGCGAAGAACATCGTGATCCCGCTTTTCCTGCTGAAAGCACTTCTCGCCATCGAGTAGGCGCATCGCATAGCTCACGTCCCGCGGATCGAAATTCGCCAGCGCCGCCTTATAGGCGGTGTTCTTAGTCCAGCGTGCCATTATCGCTATTTCTCCGTTTTCGATAAGCCGCGATTGAGCGACAGAGCGCCTTAGCTCTATCGCCCAATAGTATTTTCGAGTTCAGAGAGCGCGCAGCCGCTTAGCGATGACCGAGTCCGGCCGCAGCGAGAGCGTCTGACCGACACGATTCGCGATGCCGACGGCGGCGAACAGGTTCATCATCTGCCCCGCTTGCGAGCGCGCCGTGCCGAGATTCTTGTTCGAGCCCTTGCTCGCGCCGGAACCGCTGGTCGATCCCAAGATCACGTTGACGAGAGAGGTCGAAGTCGCCTCGCCCGTTGCGTCAAGCGCCTTGAAGCAGTCCATCGTGTAGACGGAAGGGCGCTTGCCGGCGGCCAGGCTCAGGAAGAGGTTGTCGAACTTCTCCGCGATCTTCTTCTGCGTCGGACGCTTCGCGATCACCTCGATCTTGTTCGCCTCGTCGCCGAGTTCACTTTCGCTCAGCAGGAACTCGATCGCGACGAGCGAAGAAAGATCACGCACGGCCGCCGGAGCGCCCGCGGTTTTCGGAGCCTTGGGCGTTTTCGCCTTCTTCTCCTTCTTCATCGTCGCGCCGCCGTCAGCCGGAGCCTCGATCATCTCGGACGGTTCGACCGACTCATAGACTTCGGCGCGATCGAGAGCCGCTTCGAGTTCGCGCTCGGTGTCGGCGCTCATCTCGGTCACGGGCTCAACTTCAACCAGCTCCTCGAGCTCATCCAGTTCCGGCGCTGCCGCCTCGAGCTCCTCGATGACTTCGATATCCTCGACCACATCGACTTCGAGTTCGCCGAGCATGTTTTCGATGCTCTCCATCGCCGCAGCGCTCATGATCGTTCCAGTCATTCCAACATTGCTCATAATATATCTCCTGTCTTATGAGCAAAGCTTAATTGCGTCGCTCGATTTATGTAGACTACAGTAAGCCCTGATGGTTGTCTTGTGGGAGCTTTACTTTAGTCTGCGGCAATCAACTCTTACTTGTGGCTGGGATCATAGGTGTAAGGTAGCCTGTAAAGCCAGCGATCAAGATAAGAGCGGTCTCGAACACGAACCAGAATATACCGAATAGGATGATACCCAGCCCTAACATGATGGACATGAAGGCGTCGCCGATGCTCTCCCAAAGTCGTGTCGGCGCGTGAAACACCCCTAACTTGAGACCAAGATACGCTGATCGACGCCAGCGTTCATTGCGCCTAATGATGAAATCCACAGGCTCTACGTTCTTACTCTTTTTACAGGTCAAATACTTGGTCCTTTCACTTGGAAAAATCCCTGGTCGACGCCTTTGAAGAAGCACTCCATCATCCGTCTAACGTCATAGCTCGCGGCGTGCGCGAGCGCTGGGTCGTAGGGAATGTCATAGGCGAAGCACAGCTCACCTAGGTTCGGAACCTTGCCGTTGGGCGTGCTGTGCCTTCCCGAGACCATCGTGTCGAAGGTCGGACATGACCAGGAGGGAGCGCCAACACGCTGCATCTCCTGATTTATGAATGGGATATCGAATCCATCGCCATTGTGAGCGACGATCAGATCAACCGCATTCAGATTCTTGGAGACTCCCCAGGCGACGTCTTCCCATTTAGGCTTGCCGACGAGCATTGTGGAGCTGATGCCGTGAACGCGCTGAGCGTCCAAGGCGATCGAGCGAACCGGATCGATACGTTGATCGTATTCCCAGGTCTGCTTACGGGTCGTCGAATCCCAGACGCCCATGTAAATCTCGACGATGCGGTGATCCGGCGTCAGAAGTCCGGTCGTTTCCAAATCTAGCCCAAGAATTCTCACGGCGTATCGATCTCCTTTATGGCTTTCGCGATCAGGTCTGCGATCTCCCAGGGCACCAGCCCCGAGACCGTGTCGTAGAGGGAGTTCAAGATGGTCTTGAGCGTCGCCTCGTCGTAAAGCTTCTCGACCTGGCATTCATAGACGCGGGTCTCGATCACCCCGAGGACTTTACGTGCAAGTTCCTCGGAGCAGCTTGCCCACTCGGTCATGTCAGACGGCGCACATATCGACGCTGCCGACGCCGCGCGAAGCGATATTCGCGCAGACCAGCGCCTTGTCTTCCGCGCTGACGGCGACGAGGGCGTAAATCTTGAGTGAGCCGTCGGCCGGGAACAGCGTGTCCTTGATCTCGACGATATCAGGCATGAAGGATTCGACGTCCGCGAGCGTGACCGAGGCGTCGAGCAGCTTAATGACGGTCGCGAGGATCCTATTCTCGATCTCGGCGCGCTTTTCGGAGGCGATCAGATAGGCGACGACCGCGTCATAGACCTTCTTGCCGATCCAGAAACCCTCGTGCCCGGCGCGACCAGATGAGATCTCGCTATAGGCTTGATTGTTGCAGTCGTAAAAGCGGCTTCCATAATTGCAGCTTTCGTCGAGAATGTCGAAGGTCCTATCGTTCCTAGCTATGCCGGGAATATCGTACTTCGCGGTAATGATGTTTCGATCTTCGTCGTAGAGGAAGCTATTGTTCGTCGCCTGTATCTTCGCATAGGCGAAGTTATCGAACCGACGAACGCCAGGCTTGGTCGGCGTCCTGAGAGTTCGATAGCGTTGACGTAAGACCTCAACGCCGTTGTTGTCGATGGATTCGCTATCGGTCTGAATTTGCATTGTGCAAGGCAAGCGAATATTCGTGAAACTGCGGACCACGCCGAACGATTTCAGCATCTCCAACTTCGGCGCGATGGTCTTTTTATGCATCTTGTCGAATTCGACCATAATCTTCTCGCGCGCGGTCGCTTCGGCATCGCGGAGAGCTTGGTCGATGAATTTGGTGACGGCGAAATTGATGATCTTCAGGCGAAGCGAATCGTTCAGCTTCGGACTCTTGGGCGCGCTCATGTTGTTCCCTTTCTGTTGTGTCTCGCTCGTGAAAACGTCGATGTGCTTGTTATAGCAACATCGACGTGGGTCTCGACTGGATAAACGCGTTTTGACTTATCGTCGCGAGCGCGACAATCCGTCCTTGGACGGCGACTTCATGTCACGACGAGGACCGCCCGTGCGAATGCGAACCTTCGGCGGGTCGATCAGCAGCGCCGCGGAAGCAGCGATGGTCTTGAGCGGCTCGGAGAAGGGCGCCTGCACCTTGTTCGCCTTGACCAGCGTGATCTGCGCCTCGTCGAACACGGCCTCGTCACCGAGCTTGCCATCCTTCAGCGATTGCGGCGCGATCACATAGCGGATGCAGCCATTGAACCACTCGGTTCGCGAGACGATGATTCCCTTGAACTTGCTGATGCGGTCTTGAATCTCGTCGCCGAGACCGAATTTGAAAATGCTCACTTTGTGCTCCTTGTTGGCAGTCAGAATTGACTGGTTAATTACCACAAACGATCGGGACATAGACCGTAAAAACGCTCCAAGAATACCAGCTCAGCATCGTCCGGACTCCAATATTTAAGCGTTATTGCCGCAACATTCGAATTATCATGAAGGTGATCGCCGGCATCGCCCGTAAGATTCTCGCGCATTTCAAGCGTCACCATAGCTTCGTCAGCGACCTTGACGGACTTCGGCCGGGGAAAGCGAAGCTCATATCGCTCGGCGATCGCGATTTCATTCAGCTCCTCGATCGCCGTGAAGGGCTTACGTAGCTCGGGGATCATCTTGAGCGGTCGGATCATATCGCCGACATACGCCTCGGCGGCATCATGCATTAGAGCCTCGAAGCGATCCTCCATCGGAACGATGTATGATGCTAAAACGCTATGTTCAGCCACACTATAAAATCGCCGCGTCTGTCCATTGAAGCGACATTGATTCGCCAGGCCATGAGCGATATCCGCGATGTGAATTTCCGAAACTCTCGGGTCGCATGGGAAATATCGTCCGCCGGTGAAAACCGACATATAGTAGCCAAGTCGGCCCTCATGTCCCGGCAGATTGACTGGTTCAAACTTCATTGTCGCTCTTTCGCTAAATCGCTCTGTCGCTACAATGCGACTTAACGATGTGGGTTGTAAATGGCAATTTCAGTGTATAACTGGCTTTACGCGCATCGATTCCTCGACCTGTTCGCCGATATGAGTCGCCGCGGCCGCCATGCGCTCGCGATGATCGTTCATCGGCAGCACGAAGCGATTGATGCGGCTGAGATTGAACGCCGCGCCCTCGACCAAGAGCTGAAACTTGCGCTGATAGCCGACGTTCTGCGGCGGACGGTGTGAATCGACCTCGTAGTAGGGCAGCGGCCTGGTGATCAGAACCGAGAGAAACGTGTTCTGTGTGACCCAGATGGCGCGCTCGACATAGCGTTCAAGCCGTTCGCCGAGTTGCGGGTCGGAGTTCATGCCGCCCATCTCTCCCAACGCATAGGCGAGCATGTCCACCGGCGTCCGATCGGAAATGAACGGCCGCGGCAGCTTTTGCGTAACCTCCCAGAAGTTCTCGAGAAGAAGCTCCTGAAGGTTCATGCGATCCTCGGGGTCAAGATCGGCCACGGCGTTGAAGCCGAGTGATTTAGCGATCTCCGAGGTGCGCGTCTCGTAGAGCGTGAGACCGAGAATGTTGGCGAGATCACGCGCGAGCGTCGTCTTACCGCTGCCGTGACAGCCCGAGAAGCCGAAGCTCACTTAGCACCCGTCGAGCCGAAAGCGCCGGCGCCGCGGCTCGTCGAGTCCAGCTCCTCGACTTCATGAAAGAACGCCTGGTGAACCGGAGCGATAACCATCTGGGCGATCCGATCGCCGTGCTCGACCACGAAGGGCATGTCGCTCGTGTTGATAAGAATCGCGCCGATCGCGCCGCGGTAGTCGGAATCGATCGTTCCCGGCGAGTTGAGGATGGTGATGCCCTTCTTTAGCGCCAGACCGGAACGCGGCCGAATCTGAATCTCCCAGCCTGGATCGAGCGCGACCGCGACGCCAGCCGAGATCAGGACGCGCTCGCCGGGATCGATCTGAATCAGCTTGCCTTCGCCGATATAGGCGAATAGATCGGCGCCGGCCGCTTCCGCGGTCGCGTAGACCGGGAGCTTGGCGTCGGGATGCAGCTTCTTGACCCGCAAAAAGACCGGCGGGCGCTGCATCGGAGGTAGATAGGCTTTGACGCCGTTGTCGTAGATTTCGCGCTGTTCCGGCATGATGACCGGCATGATGAAAGGAGCGCCCCAATACTTCGGCGTCTCGATATGACCAAGATTCAGAGGCGTCGCGGCGCCGACGACCAGACCGCCGGTATAAATCTCATAGGGTTTCATGATTTCGTCCTGTCCTGCTGTCAAAGTCAATTCTGATTTATCAGTTATAGCAGTCTGCACGCGGTTCTCAAGCGGCAGACTGCATTTTATTAGCTCACCTAATTGGGCACGCGCCACCGGCGCCGCAGTCACCCATGTCAAGCAAATCCTCGCCGACGTCATCCTCGAGGCTCACGGCCTGAAGCGTCGCCACGTATTCCTCGTAGATGCGCTTGGAGACGCACTCTTGCGGGAGGTATTTGAAGCCAAGGTCCGCGGCCGTCTTGGTCGGATCGTTGCGTTTCAGGAAGGAAACGCCGACATAATCGTTCCAATTCTTGTCGAACCACTCCGACATTCCCTCGATCTCGCTCTCGTCAAACGAAACCGTGATGCTGCAATTATGTTGGACGTAGTGGCGCATAAGCATCCGATACCGCTCAAGCTGCGAGATCGCGGACTCGGTGTTGATTTCGAGCTCCTCAAGCCGGCCGTCGATTTCGCGCACGACCTTCGTGAACAGCGGGCTGTCGGGATAGGCGACCGGGAAGCGCACGAGAACGCCGGTCGGATCGACGGGATTAGGCCGAACGTGATAGCCGGCGTCCCGCAGCTTGACCCACATGAGATCGTGAACCGAGAAGTTGATGTTGTTGAAGATGTAGCGGCTCATGGCGACATGCGCGCCCTCATGAACTTCGTCGCCTTCGATCCCAAGCGCCTTCGATCCGGTTCCCGAGGGCTGCACTTGCGTCACGCGACGCGAGCGTTGCAGGCCCAGGTCGTCGGCCATGCTGTTCGCGCCCGCTATAGCAGCGTCCCGACAGCCTTCGAGCATTTCGGCGTTGTTCATGCCATCCCACGCGACATAGCCTGTTGGCGACACGCCGCAGAGCCGCAGAAGCTTCTGATTGTCTTCCCATTGCAGCTGCAAAACGCCATCGCGCATCGAAACGCAAGTCTGGCGATAGTTCGCGCGGCCTGCGAGATACTGAGCGCGCTTCAAGGCTGCGAAATTGCCGTTGAAGCGGTGCCAGACGACTTGGAACAGGTTGCAGAAGCCCTTCGTCGGCAGAAGAATCTCGGCGCAGGGGTTCAGACCCTCCATTTCCGGAGCGCGACGCTTGGCTTCGACGCCGTTGACGAAACCAGGCTCGCCGCCGGCGAGAATGCGCTTGAGGAGCTGCTCGATGGTCCGAACGCTCGGCTTGACCATGAACACGAGCGAATTGTTGGATTGCTCACGCTGACCTTGACCCTTATCCCAGCGATCGGTCTTAGCGTCGATGAAGTCGCCGTGAACGCGCAGAATGTCTTCCCATTCGGTCTCATTGACCTGGCGCAGCCAAATCTGAGCCGAACGGCGCGACGAAAGCACGGTCCCGAGCCAATTGATGATGTCGCCAATGTCGAGATCGGTCAGGGTCGCGTCGCCGCGTTTCAGCATGACCTGAACGATGCCTAGAATGCCCTTTTCGAGCGGCTTCCAGCCCGAACTCAGCCATCCGTAGCCTTTGAGACGCTTGCCGCCCGGCCGCAGCTCGGAGAAGTCGAGAATTAGCGTCTTGACGCGCGCCTTCTCCGCGGTGAGCTTGCCCAGACCCTTCGCCCACGCCTTCGCGCTGTCGCCGAAGCCGATCGTCCAGGTCGACGCCGCCAGATCGACGACCGAGGTCGTATCTTCGGCGCCGCCCTTATCCGTGCGCGACGAGCCAATGACCTTGATTTCCGTGATCGAGGAGGGCAGGCCGGTGAGCAGACCCGCCTTCGGACGGAACCCGACACCGCAGTTATGCACAACCACGTCGCTCTCGGAGACGAGATAGGTGTGCGTGTTCGCGACCGTGAGGTCATAGACGTCGGAGTTGTCGTAACCGATGTATTCAACTGATTTAACGAGCATTGTTTAATTCCTTCGCGATGGCTGATGCGGTTTCGACCGTCGCTTCGTGATCCCAGACCACGAACACGCGATAACCTGCTTGAGTGAGGTACTTGATGCGGCCGGCGTCCTCGGCCCATTTGGATGCGGCTTTCCAGCCGGTGACGCGATGCACGTCATCGGGCTGGAATTGATCGGGGTGCATGTGCCAGAAGGAGCCGAAATACTCGATCACCGCCTTCTGCTCGCGAAGGAGACCGTCGACCTTGAAGCGACCGCAAAGCACGACCTCGCGCTCGATCTCCGCCCCGACCGAAGCCGACAGATGGTCGAGAAACTCATTCCCCTCGCAGCTAACAGTCAGACTTGACTTTGCCGCGTTGACAGCCTGAATTTCGCTCACGCGAAGCGCAGCCGCGCCTTCCGTCATTCCCTGAGAGACCCAATAGCTCGCTTTCCATTGCGACCCGAAGGACTTGCGAAGCGCCGAGAACTGAGCCTGGTTCTGAGAGATCAGATCGCGCGCCTGCTCGTCGGTGAGACCCTTGGCGATCCAATACTCGACATTCGTGTTGTTTCGCGCGGGGTCTTGCTTGGAGAACTCGACGCCGTGCCGCTCGAGCATGGTCTTCCGGCGGCGCCGTTGAACGTCGTCGGTCTGCGCCGCGCTAAGAGCGAGCTTGTGCGCCTCCGACTTCGGCCCGCTGAGCGCGAGCCGATGAGCCTCGGACTTCTTCTTGCCAAGTAGCGCGGCGCGCACCTTTGCGATGTGTTCTGGCGACTTTTTCACGCCAGGGGCGCCTTTAGGCATCGCTCACGACCTGACGGCCGGCGAGGTTCTTCGCGGCAACCCACTCGCCTTCGATAGTCAAAAACATATGATCCTCGGTGCAGACGATCTTCTCGCCATTGTGGAGCATGACGCGAACCAGGGGTTTCGGGAAGTTCACGTTGAGGCGTTCGACTTTCTGAGGCTCGAACGTCTTCGTCTGTTCATTATACGACAGAACTTCGTCGCCTTCTACTATCTTCTCAATGGTTTTATAGGAGCCGTCGGCCATCTTTACCTTCGTGCCGCGAACGAAGCAGCCTTGCAACAGCAGCCAGAAGATATCGGTCAGATCGGCCGGCGTCTCCGCGATCGAGAAGGAGCAGTTGAACGCGCCGGAAGCCCGCTTCTTGACGATTTCAGTGCCGCCCATCCACTTGACGCGACCCGAGGTCGAAACGAGCTTGTGCTCCATGAGCGAACGGAGGTCGACAAGCTCCATATGCTCCGCGATGTTCAGACCGCGGCCGAGCGCCTGCTCCCAGAGATAGCGCTGATGACCCATAACCCGATCCATCGCCACCGCCGGCGTCTCGAACACGGTCCCCTCGTCGTTTAGCGGCCGAAGGTAGGTTCGACGCTCCGTGAAACGCGCTCGGATAGAGGCGACCGGATGCGGCTTGTCATAGGCGATGAAGGACTCGAGCGGCGAGAACTGGTTCATAAACAGGGTTCCAAATAGTAGGATTTCGGGAGACGTAAGATAGATCAATTTTGACTTGCGAAACAGACTTGATCTTTAGGCGACCTTACGCATGGATAAAAGCTGGACGAACTGATCGGTCACGATTCCGGCATGACCGATGGCGATCGCGTCGGCTAAATGCTCGTTCTTGTTCAGGATTTTACCCTTCGCCGTGCGAAGCCAGGGCGCGTCGGGATAAGCTTGGCTCGCCCAAATAATCATTTCTTCCTTCGAGGCGGTCTTCGTGCCGATTGTCGCCATCTTCGTCTCGAACGGCTGAACTTGAATAACCGGCTTGGGACAGCTGGCGACCAGGCCGACCGAAACGCCGAAAGCCAGCGCCGCGCGTGCGGACTGAGCCCCGCTCGGGATTTCAGCGAACACGATGGAGCAGTCGGCGACGAACTCCTGAAACGCCTTGTATATCTGCCGCGAGCGCCTCAGATCGTCCGAGTTCTGCCGGACCTGCTTCGAGGTCTGCTTATCTGTTTCGACCAGCTTGAACGCGATGACGTCGAAGGTCATGGTTTCGATGTTGAGATCCATCTTCACCATCCCGAAGTTCGAGAGGGATGGGTCGACGCCGGCAATGCGGAATAGGGACATGACTTGCTTTCAAAGTGATCAGGATGTGATTTTTCGAGTGGAAATCCCCGGCGCCTAACTCAGAACAAGCCCCAATTCGGGTTATGCTCGTAGGTTTGCGCCGCCTCGGCCACGATCGCTTGCTGCTTCTCCTCGACGGCGGCGATGTACCCTTTAACTAGGCAGAGACGAAGCTTTACCCATGTGGCGCAATCTTCGTTGTCGTCCACGCCCAGAATCATTCGCATGTAGGCTTCGAGCGTCGGAAAGGTCTCCATGGCGGCGGCCTCGCGAAACTCGACCTGCTTGTACGGCCGCGTGTCCATGGGCTTGAACGTGAAAATGATGACCTTCTTCGCGCCGACCCGCACGTTGTCGAGCCACATCTCGGCGTCAGGCGTGACGGTCTTTTGCTTGTAGCTGTCGTCCTGTTGCAGGACGTGGGTCACGATCGGGGCGGGAACGGTAAACGTCACCTCCGTGCTCGTATCCACGGCCTTTTTAAGCGCGCCGTTGACCTCCTCGACGAACTTGGAGAGCGCCATCTCATGCGCCGCCTCTTCCGGGGAGGGCGCTAGAATCTTGGGTGGGGTTTTACTTCGCGGGGCCATGTTTCACCATTCAATATTGACTTATGATGTTATAGCGCTTTGTTAGCGGCTACGAGACGATTTCTTCGATATGCGAGACGCCGCTCGCGTCCTTAATCACCGTCAATTGTTGTGATATCCATTGTTTCAAGTCCGAGTGCGAGATCATGAACACGCTGCCGCGTTCGCGCGCCTTCTCCTCCAAAATCGTCATCAGCCGTTCGATACCAGCCGGATCGAGGGCGTTGTCGATCTCATCGCCAATAAAAAGCTCGATCTTCTTCGAGGCGCGCGTCGCGACCAGGTCTTGCAGCGCAAGCGCGGTCGCGATCCGGACCTTGCGCTTCTCGCCGCCCGAAAGCAGACCGAAGCTCTTGCCGCCGGTCGCATTCTCCACAGTGACGCCAAACTTCTCACGAAGCTCGCCCTTGGCGTTGGGAATCATCGTCGTCCACGTCGCGCGAAGATTGCCGTCCGAGAGCGTCGCCAGATAGGTGGCGGTCTTGTCATTGAGATAGGGCGTCACCTCGTCGAGGATCTGACCGCGCGCTCCGGTCGGGGAGAACACCTTCGCAACGTCGGTTGAGACAGCGAGCGCGTTGGACATATCGGTCAGAAAGTTCTTCGCGGTCTCGAGATCGCCTTCACGAATCACGATGTCGGATTTAAGCTTGGCGATCTGTCGATCGTAGGGATTCAAAGCGACCTTCGCCAGCTCTACCGCGTCGTAGATATTCTTCTCTTCCCGCTTCAAGTCCCTAAGATTGTTCTCCTGGTCCTTGATGGCGTTCAGCTCCCTATACAGGGGAGCTCGCTGAGCGCTTGCTTTCGTCGTGTCTGTCATTGCAGCGACGAAGCGATCCAAGTCGTCAGCGAGCTTCTTAGCGTCAGCCAGAGCACTGTTCACGTCAACGCGCAGCGCGTTATATGACGCTTTGTGCGCAACGATCTTGGCCGTGATCGATGCTTTGAGCGGCGCGACCTCGGTAGCGGTCAAAGGTCGCCCGCACTCGTCACAGGGACAGCCGACTTTGTGATCCGCGGCGGTCAGAGACGCCACCGCGGCGTCGTGCGCCGTCTTGATACCGCTAGCCTGGGTCCGAAGCTTCATGACCTTCATGTCGGCCGCGTTGCGCTCGGCCGTCATACGCGAGGCCGTCGCCTGTTCCGTGGATACGGCGTTGATCGCGGCGTCGAGCGCCTTGATCTCAGTTTCAATCTTCGCCTTATTAAGCGACTCTCGCGCCACAATCGCCGTATGAAGCGCGACCTCCTTAACTTTGTCATCGAGCCGTGTGGTTAGTGAGGAGATCGTGGCGGCCTGATCGCTGATGAACTTGGCCGACTCGACCTCAAGATCGTCAAGGGAGTTCTTGCTATTGTCGAGCATCGTTGTCTTGGCGCCAACAGCGTTGGCGGCGTCGCTGACGTCTCGCGTGGCGCGGTTCAGCCGTGCGCGGGCCTCTTCATAGGCGCGCTCGAGGATGGTGGTCCCAGCGGCCTCCTCGACCAGCGTCTTGAGATTACGATCGGTCATGCCGGGAAGATCGGGCATCTTGTCCTGTCCGGCGTAGATCGAGGCGCAGAACACGTCATGAGTGCAGCCGATAACCTTCTCGATCTCGACCTGGGTAAGCTTGTCCGTGCCCTTGGTGAGATCGATATCGCCAAGCTCGTGCTTGGTTAGCTTGACGCCGTTTTTGCCGATCTTGTGCTTCCGATGACGTTCGACCGTATAGATGTCGGAGCCATCCTGAATCTCGACCGCGACGCGACAGTCCTTTCCCGCAATGTTGTTGATAATATCGTCGCCGCTTTCACCGCGCGCCGTGAGACCGAAGAGGCACCACGATAGCGCGTCGGCGATCGTGGACTTCCCGGCGCCATTCGAGTTCGCGCTGGTGTCGAAGTCGTTCTGACCCGAGACCAGCACGAGCCCCCGATCGGCGAGGCTAAGTTCCGCGTCGGCGATGGTTAAAAAGTTTTGAATGTCGAGGTTGGGGAATTTCACGCCGCGTTGTCCTTCATGAGTTCGTTGACGACAGCCGCATAGTCGCTGCCGGCGATGTTCTCGTAGCTCTTGGCGAGAGGTGGCGTTGGAAGCTCGCGCTTAGGTCGCGCCGGATAGCTAATTGCCCCCTCACGCTCGGCCCACCACTTAATCGGAGTCCGCGGCGCCGGAACGTATCGCTCGCCGAAGTCGATCTTAGGCATCTTGCCGGTCACGCCGCGCTGCTCCTCCAACGACACATCGACGCCGGGAAATTTCGCCTGATAGGTGACGATCTGCTTCTCGTTCACATCATAGAAGGTCTGGATCGTATCCTTCATACGCTGACCATCGGGCGTCGTCACTTCGACCGACGTGACGAATGTGATCGTGTAGAGCTTAGACATAAAATCTCCTGTGTCTCTTGATTACTCTTTCAGTATAGAGCAGCATACGCGGATAGCGAATGGCTATACTACGGCGTTACTTGCTACCGATAGAATATCGTTGCATTGCGCCTGCACTAGAGCCTGAAACGCGGGGTCGATCTGGTCCGTAATGTACTTGGCGAGCGACTGTTCGAGGCTCAACGCGACGATGGGGCCGCTCGACCTGGCTGATACGACCTGGCGCGCGATCTGAAACGAGGTTCCAACCGCGCCCATGTCGATCAGACCTTGGCGAAAGATTTTAATCTCGGCGTCATCCAGCTTGAGACCACGCACGCGCACGTAGTTCTGGTCTACGAGCATGGGGATCTCATCCTCGTCGGTGGTCTCGTCGATATCGACGAAGCTAGGCGCGTGCGAGGCGTGCCAGTCGGTCTTCATCTCGTCGAAGATCAGAAAGCCCGCCTTTGAGCCGACGTCGCTCCATGTCTGATGCGAGATCGCGCCGATTGAAACGACACGACCGCCCTCCATCACCTTGAAGTTATGATAGTGACCACTGTAGACGCGCCGGAAGCCCCATGCCGCCACCTCGGAAGCCTCGAGCCCATGATCCGGAATGCCCTTCAGCACGCCATTGATGGGCGCGTGAATGAACAGGTCGATCTCACTGGGATCAACGTATGTTCTTTTAAGCTCCGCGACCTGATCACGAAGCAGCTGTGGCGACGAGCACCACGGAATGAACGCCATATCGTCGATCACGGTCGGCGATGTAACCATCTTGAAGCCCCGCAATGCGCCGAGCGTCTGCATGGCGTTGCCAATCTCGCTTGTCTCCTTGCCCTTGAGATCATGATTGCCGGGAATGGCGTAGATCGTGATCCCCATCGCGATGATCTGAACGATCGTATCGTGAATGGGATTGAAGACCTCGGGATCGATGGCGCCGCGGACATGAAAGAGATCGCCGGCTATGATCATCTCGTAGCCGCCGGCCGTGATCAGCTCCTTGCCAGCCCGCAGAAGCTCGTTGCAGATGATGTTGAGGCGCGAGTTCACGCCGTTCGCATCGGTCTTAGCGAAGGTGCTCCACGCATGAGCGTGAATGTCGGAGACGATAGCGCGCGGGGGCATCATCAGCGAAGAACCGGAAAGGGCTTCGCCGCGGCGTCGGCGACCGTCTGCTTCAACTGCAACTCGGTCATGAGACCGAGCGTCACCTTGTAAGCCTTGAGCAGCTTACGCAGATCGCTCGGGAAGACGGGCGTGGTCCACTCGCCGCCGAGAGCGTCAGCGGGTGAGCTGGCCTTCGCGGCTACGCGAATTCGGGTCATGAAGGTGCTCACGAGATCTCCCCCTTAGTCTCTTTAAGTATCAATAGAAATTCATCGCGCGCGATCTTCCTAATCTTCGCCTCGATATTGTCGACGCCTTCGGAGATCGTCACGGCGAAGGCGTTCCGGAGAAGACTGAACTGTCGATCGATCTCCTTCGTGATGAAGGCGTGAAGGTCTGTCTTGGCGTTAACTAGTTCTTTCGCGAAACCGCCGAGCATATGAGCGCTGACCGCCCACTCTATCGCCTCCTGCGCCTCCTTCGGGAAGAGATATTTACTGGTCAGCTTGGACGTAGCGTTCCTAATAGCGGCGTCGAAGACCTGCTGCTGCTGCGACATATTGATCTTGAGCGCCTTCTTGTGAATCTCCTCGGCGATCTTCTCGCAAGCCATCGATTGCAGGTGCAGAGTGATCTCTGGGTTATCCGCGAGCAGCTTGGCGAGCGCGCTGGTCGGAACCGATATTTCGATCTTGTTCAGGCTCTTATAGGTCATGCGACGTCTCCCATTTCTTGCTGTAGTTTCGCGCTGCGAACGCGAGCGGGTTTGCCCGCGTTCTTCGCGCGAATGGTCTCGATGTTGCTCGCCACCCGAAACGTCTCGTCGCCGGCGACCTTCGCCAGCGTCAAGTCGTGCGCGTGACACAGACCGAAGAGACAGTTGGCGACGCCGCCGATCTCCTGCTTAATCTCGCCCACCGGCCGGTTGTAGACGTATTGCTGCATCCCGAGAACTTCGGAGAAGGTCAGACCGCCGGCCTGCATTAGCTCGAACGCCTCTTCGGCGAAGCGGAGCAGACGCTCTTGCGGGTCATTCACGGACGCATCACCGAAGGCGCGCTTACCCACGTCGATCGTCCAGTCTTGAAGCGTATTCATGCAAATCACGGCAGAGTCCTTGTGCAAGTCAGTGTTGATTTCACAATGATATCAACACTGACGCGGGTTGCGAGTGGGAGTTAGAAGGAGAACATGCGGCTGAAGAAGCCAGGCTTCGGAGCGGGCTTCATCAGCGCCGTGATGTGGCTGTCGATCAGCGCAGTCCGACCGCCGAGTGTCGAGAGAGCGGTGGTCTGACGCCTGATGGCCTCGCCTTGCTTTTCGATCACGCGAGAGAGTCGAGCCAGCTCATCGATAAGCAGCTGACTCTTGGAGGGGGATGACTGAGCCGCCGATTCGGCCACAGTCATCGCCTGAACTGGCGCGGGCATCGTCTGAACTGGCGCGGGCATCGTCTGAACTGGCGTGACCTCATTGAGATAGGGGTCGTAGGGGTAGTAATACGGCGACGTTTTAGCGGGAGTGAACCGCATATCATTCATTATGGCGCTCTCGACTTTGGGATCATCAGGCGGCGTCGACTGAATCGGCTTCTGCTGCCCGCGCCGATGACCCTTAAAGCGATTGTAAAGGGTGGTCTCGCTCATGCCGTAGGTCTTGGCGATCTCCTCGACCTTCGTACCGTCGGTCCAGAAGGCGTCGATCTCGGCCCACTGATCGGCGGTGATCGATGCGAGATTGCATCGCTTAGCCTGCTTCTTCTTCACAGGTTGCTCGAGAGCGAAAGGGGTTTCACCGTTTTGCATTTGAATTTTCTCCATGACGTTGTTGACCGCATTTCTCATGAGGCCGAGGATAACGTTATTCTCGGCCTTCGACTCGACCTCGGCGCGAAACCGTTGCTCGCCGAACAACAGGTTTGCGTGGGGCAATGTGGCGATCTTCATGTAGCGGCCCCGCTTAAGTAGCTCGCCGACAACTATTCGCTCGCAAAGAGGGTGTCGAGCCGCGAACCAACTCGCCGCGACGCCCGCCTGGTTTCTATTATTCGGGAAGAAACACATCGCCACATCGATAATGCGGTAATATTCCTCGCCGTCGATCATGGCGAATTCGATGCCGCCGTGTGATGGCAGCTGCGTACATTGCATTTCGCTCTCCTCGCTCGTTTGCGTTGCAATCAATTCTGACTTGTCTGTTATAGCGAGATCGACGCGGGTCTCAAGCGGTTATCGACGCTTTACGATCTTGCCAGGTCGCCGCGTGAACTCATGTAGCAGTAGAAACCGCTGCGTCGAGCCATTTCGCTTGGCGAAATCAAGAACCTTCGCCTTCGTATGGTCGAAGAAGAACTCTATCGGCGCGATGTAGCGATCGCCGGTGTCGCCGACCAGGACGCCTGCAAACTTCATGCCCTGACCGCGCATTCGAACGAGGAGATTCTCCTCGATCGCCCAGCACGCCAGCTGCTTCTGAATGGCGTCGGCGATGGTGCGCTCACCGCCGCGATAGATATCGGCGACGCGGCGGTGAGCGAGATAGATTTCGGAGCCGTCAGATAGCTTGAAGATGAGGCCGCAGAGACGCCGACCTACTTTGACCGGAGTAGTCTCCGGCTTCATGGGCTTCGATCGGGAGAACGCCGTGGTCGTCATAAGACCACAAGCCCTGCGCTCCGCGCGCGATGATAGGATCGCGAAATCTTTTTGGGTCGCGCAGCCGCCAGGCGTAATGCCCTACCATCCACATACCGAACATCTTCTCCCCCTCGGTCACTTCCTCCATAAATTCCTCGGTCATGACCTCGCACGAGTGAAGTTCCACCGTGCCGAGAATACAGCCACGCGGCAGTTCCATCAGTTCGGGTAGCCCCGTCTCCGAGTAAAACTGTTGAAAGTCTGGATCGTTGTAGGCCGTAAGCTGCTCCGGTCGAATGGATTTGGTCGCGGCTATCCCTATTCGTTCCCCGATCAGAGCAGCTGGCGCGGGCCAGCTCCTCGTCTCGAAGAACTTGTGTCGATGAACAATGAGGGACGCCCAGGGGTTCCAGATCGAAATGACTCTCATGCGCTCGCTCCAAGTGAATCCCCTTTCTTATATCAAATCATCGACGGTTAATAGTCAGATCACGCAGCCTCTTCTTCGATTTCCGCGACGACCGGCGGCGTGTATCCTTTCGGGAGGAGCGCGAGAAGCTTGCTCCATTCGCCGGCCTTCTCTAGCCGATCCGCGAGCGGGCCGGGATAGCTCTTGCCGCCTTCCCACTTCACGTAACCCGCGGAAGATTCGAGAACTTTCTCCTTCACGAGAAAGTCGATGGTCGACCGGAACACGTTGAACTTGCCGGTGCCATCCGGCAGGAACTCGAAGCGCCAGCTAGCCGTCCGGAAGGGCCGCGCGACCTTATTCTTGTTGATCACCGCGCTTATCTGCATCCCGACGACCTCCTTGTCCGTCGAGGACTTGGTGATCTTCGAGGCGCTGAGCATGATGCGCTGCGAGAAATAGAACTTGGAGTTGTCGCCGCCGGCTGTCTTGCGATTGTCGCCGTAGAGAACCTTCAGATCGATGCGGATCTGGTTCAGGAAGATCATGCAGATGCCCAGATCATCCGCGGATTGAGCGAGCGCCGGGAAATGGGCTGACGTCGCTCGCGCGAGCGCGGTGTTGTCGTTCATGTTGCGGTCGCCGGCCTCTTTGTCCTTGCCGGTCTTAGCGTCGATGAGGGCCGACTGCGGCACCATCGCGGCCAGGCTGTCGAACACCCACACGATAGGCGCCTTGGCGTCGATCAGCTTGTTCTTGCGGATGTGGCGCGCGACCTCGACGGCGATCGTGATCGACTCCTCGAAGGTGCGCGGCTTGCGGTAGATGAACTTACCCGGTCGAATGTCCAGCCCGAGTTGCGGCGCCAGCTTCATCGAGAACGAACGCTCATGATCCATGAAGCCGGCGATGCCGCCCATGCGCTGCGCGTGAGCCATGATGGCCGTCGCGATCGCGGTCTTACCGGCCGAAGGAGGTCCGGCGATCTCTACCATGCGACCGCCCGCGATGCCGCCTTCCCAGAGGTTTGACAGAGCGTAGTCAAGCTCTGGATAGCCGGTCGACAAAAAGACCGTGACGGTGGAAGGCTCGTCGTTCTCGCCAATGAGCGAGGCGATCGAGGCAGCAATGTCTTCAACGGATGCCATTATTCCAAATCTCCTTTTTGATCTTTCTCATCGAGAAAGCCGACCTTGGTCGCGTCATCGAGACGATTCACCATGAGCTTCTCCGTGGTGATCTCCTGATGCGTTACGGTTCCCGCCAACTCGAGGTTGGGCGAGGATTTTGCGATGCGGCCGGCGGGCTTCTTCCACTCGGCTTTCGCGGCTTCGAGCGTTTGCGTAGGCTTTGCGCTGGCGACCGCTGTATCGACCCTAGCGATAGCCGCGGGGCGCTCGTAGCTAGGTTGCGCGACCATTGTTCCGGCGCTCATGACAGGCTGACCGTTCGTTACGGGAGCGTCCCACGAGAACTCGCCGGCTGAGATCACGACGCGATCCTTGCGCGCCTGCTCCTCGATGTTGTTCGTGGTGCTCCGAATGAACCCGAAGACCTTTTCGAACTGATCCGCGGAGATCGCGTGACCTTCTTTTTCGAGGAGCTTGAGTAGCTCGCCGAGACCCTTTCCGATCGTCGTCACCTGAGCGCCGATCGCGACCGAGCCTGTGAGACGTTTCACACCGCGGGGCATTAAGCTGTCACTCCTCTAAAGGGCGCCAGCCATTCGCTGCCGCCAGTCAATATTGATTGAAACATCCACTTACGGCAGAACGCTTCGAAGCCCGCCTCATCTAAGGAAGGTTTCGTTAATGTAAGACCGTTCGGAATAGGTATTGCCGATGAATTCAAATCCATCAGCTGCATGTTACGTCTATATATATCATGCTTCTGCTCGGATATAGCGAACTCCCTGAACTTAGCCGGGAGCTTCTCCGGGTCTATACTTTTATCCAGGAAACCATTGAAGAAGTTATTCACCGATCCGTACTTGACGATGAACTCGACCGCTCCTTTCTCTCCGATGCCGCCGACACCCGTCACCGAGTCCGACTTATCACCTTGCAGAGACTTCACTTCGGCCCATTGATCTGGCCTGGTCAGACCGACCCACTCGCCCGACTTGCGCTCGAAGCCGATGCCAACCGACTCCGTGGACGGCGTCTTGGTGCCGAACGTGTTGAAGCCGATCCGGCGATTGTTGATCAGATCGACCCAGACCACGTTCTTGCCGACTAGCTGAATCCAGTCCTTGTCTCCCGACATAAGGACGATCCGCTTCTTGTCGGCGTAGCGTCGCACCGTAATAGCGGCCAGGTCGTCGGCTTCCATGTTGAGCGCGAACATGCGACGCACGCCCAGAAGATCCACCGCGTCGTTGATCATCTTCTTCTGGCTCTTGTAGGACTTCCGGATCTCCGCTTGCGCGATCTCGTTCTTGGTCACGGCCGGCTTGTTCCGATCGCCCTTGTAGTCGGCGTAGGCGTTATAGCGCCACGAGATACCGTCATTCAGAATGATGGGCGTCAGCATGGGATACTGAGCCACGCTCTCGCGCAGCCGGCGAATGAAGCCGAAGGCGCCCTGCGTGTCCTGATCGCCGACGCTAAGCCGCTTCATCGACGACGCCGCGAACCCCCAATTTGACGCATCTATCAGCATGAAACCCGCATTCATAATGCAGCCGCCGCGATGATCTCACGAGCTTCCATGACCAGCTTCCAGAGAGCCTCGGCGTCATCGAAGCAGTCGTCAGATGGCGTGTCCGCGATCACCTCATCATCGGTGCATCCATCATAAGCGTATCGATAGCACTCGGCGTATTGCGCCTTCAGAACCTTCATGCGCTCCGGATCGTAGGGTGAATCGAGCGCGGCGATGCGCGCGATGAAATCGATGGCGCTCATTTTAGAATCACCTTCGTCAGATCTTCCCAACCCATGACGCCGATCTTGGTCGTGTCGGTCGGAGCCTCATAGATTCGCATCACCTGATAATCATCCAGCTCCGACTCGTAATTCGTGTGAAAGATTTCGGACGCCTCGATGATGCTGTTGGCGCAGACGAACTGGCTCTGATCTTCGCCGTTGTGATCCTCGGCACAGACATAGTACATGCGGCTCATGATTTCTTCCTTTTCATTGTTGTACTGATGCGGGAGATCAAGACCTTCATGGAAAACACCCTCGAGGAACCGCTTGGCTAATTAGGCCACGCATTCACGCACTTACCGGATCATCGCTATTGCAAACTCGCGAATGATTCAGAGGTCATTCTCGGCCCGAAGGGCTCCGAATGGAGAATGTTTTCGATGAAGGCGATGGGACGGCGCTTTAACTCTGCGCCGTCCCATCTATACTAGACCGCGTCCCGTTGGGGTCGATCTAGTGTCTCTTAGATCGCGTCCAACTCGCTGAGAACGCTGTCGAGGTCGGCCGGGTCCATCGCGGCCCCAAACTGATCTTCAGCCTTCTCGACGACCTTCTCGACGACGGCGACCTTGGCGGCAGCTTTCGCGGGAGCCTTCGCCGGAGCCTTCGCGCTGGCTTTCGCCGCGAGCTTGGCCGCGATCTGAGCTTCGAGAGCCTCTTCGGCCTCGAGTTCAGCCAATTGAGCCGCCATCATCTCGCGCTTCGTCAGGGTCTTGGTCTCGACGACCTCGACCTCCGGTTCGGCCGCGATGACTTCGGCGACGGCCGCGGCGGCGGCTTCAACTTCCGCATCCGGAACGCTCGCCGATGGGCGCGTCAGAAGAGCCGTGTTGCGAACGGGCAACGCGCCGACCTTCAGACCCGAGACATTAACGCCGGTCAGATTGCCGATCGCCGTCAGCGCCTTACCTTCTTCTCCACGGAAGAACTCCGATTCGACCAGCGCGAAGAGATCGATCGCGCTATCGAGTGAAGCCTTCGACACCGGCTTGGCGCCGGGATGGGGAAGAACGACATACTTGGTTTCGAGACCGCGACCGGACTTCTCGATCGTGAACTCGAAGCCTGTCTTGTGATCGAGAATGTAGCCGGAATCGTCGGCGTAGGTCTCGACCATACCCATGATCGTCCCGAAGGTCGTCGGGGTGATCTCTAGCGCGACCGCGTTCTCGGAGGCGTCGCCGCCGCTCTTGATCACGACGTTCAGAAGGATGGTGGTCTTCGCCTTCCATTCCTTCATGAGCTTGATGTCGTCGTCGGTGACGGCGCCCCTGATCGCCATCTCGATCGCTTTGTCCACCGCGCTCTCGACGCCGAAAACGATCATGGAGTTGCCGACGACGGCGACGGGCTTGCCGTTCGACTCGGTTTTGATCCAGTTCACGCCACATTCCTGCCAGAACTGGCCGGCGACGGCGATCGGGGATGTCGTGGGGGTCGTCAGGATTCGGAAGCGCGTCTTGCCTTCCTTGAGCTTGTAGATCTTCCCGCCGCCGCGAGAGAACTTATTCTTCGCGCCATGAATGAGCGCGAGCATTTCTGCTGACATAGCCATGTGACTTGGTACTTTCTTGCTGTTGTGACTTTGGACTTTGAGACTAGCTGCATCGCGACTTAGCGATGCAGCTGTTTAGTATTATAGCGAAAACTTCGCGGGACTCGAGAGGTAAATCAACATGGACTTACGAATTTAGTCGCGCGGAGTTCCATCTTGGTGTCGCGTCACCGCGACGTTGGCCCACATCGCATTGGCGCGATGTGCCCGCAGCACGAACGTCTTGTCGGCGCCGGCGGGAAGTAGAGCGTCGAGCGCCTCGCTGTAGACCTTCGCCGCTTGTCGCAGTTCGGCCATCGTCGCGACCTGCTCGTCGGTCGGTTTTAGATATTCGAATGTTGAGGGGTGAAGGGTCATCATTCGTGCTTCTTCGCCTGACCGATCTGGTAGGGCATCCATGTCGCGTGACGACCGCGTCCTTCGGTCGAGTCATCTTCGCCCAGAAGATCGACGGACGTGACTGGCACAGGGTTGCCGCCGGAATCGATGACCATCAAATTCACCATTCGATCGCCCCAAACGTGAGCGATAAGAGCGGCGAGAGGCTGACCGGGACTGTGATAGAGACCGATGAAGCTATCGTCAGGATAGAACCAGACGACACGACCGACCGTGGGGATGATGCGGGCCATCAGTTGAAGTACCCGAACCAAACGCCGAAGCCGTGAATGATGCCGATCGGGAAGATCACGCATCCGAACGCCAATAGAACCCAGGCGCCCGCCTTAATACAGACGAGAACATGCGTGACCCAAGCGCAGAATGCCGCGGTCCATCCGACTATAAACAGACCGCTAGCCAGAATAACACCCAAAGACTCCAAATATTTCAAACTACTTCTCCATTGCTACGCGCGACCATAGCGGCCACGCGATTCGCTGAACCCTTAAAGCTTTCGTCTACAGCCTCTCGGCGTCTGATCGATACCTCCCCATCCATTTCCTTACGCGCCATAGCGCCGTGCTGCACGAGCATGTCCTTGCGGTCCATGAACCCCTTGACGGCGATCTTCGCGATCGCCTCGATCTGTCGCGCTTCGTTGAGCGCGCGACGGTATTGAATGACCGTCTTGTCGCCCTTGAGCTCCATCGCGAGCGAGGCTTCCGTCACCTTCTCGCCGGCGGCCGCGGCGATGTCGCGCATCTTTCGACACACCTTCGACTCGGCGATGTCCCGCAGCATGGCTACGTCATCGACCTGCTTTGACGCCTGCGCTTGCAGGACGCCGTAGTGAACCAATAAGCTCGACTGCTGAATCATCGCGTTGGTTAGATCTACCAGCGAGTAAGCCATGTCGCGCTTCAAGGCGGCGGCGTCGATGACGTTTACGACTTTATATGCCATGTGCTGCGTCTTTCTGAACGTCAATTTTGATTTATCATTTATAGCAAAAGCTGCGCGGATGTCACTAGGAAATGAGCTGACTTACAGAGGCGAAGACAGCGTTGAGGTTCAGCTGTTTATCGGCGTCGTGCCAGATTTCCCCAGGTCCGAAGCCGATGACCAGGTTAGCGTCGAGCCTGGCGTCGTACATAATTTTCCCCGCCTCTTCGGAAGCTCTGCCCTTAAAATCGGGAAGAAATGTTCTAACCGTCGTCGCGCCCATGAGCACGATGATCGGCGGCTTCACGATGCTGAGCTCCTTATGGAAGTAGGGCTGAAACATCTTCAATTCCTCTGGCGTGATCGACTTACCCGCCTTGGGGCGCTTGATCATCGCCGTCCAGAACGCCTGCTCCGGACGTATATCGGCTTCATCCATCGCCTCCTGCACGCGCTCTAGCGCGAATGGTCGACGCGAGGGCTTCGACATGAACATCATGTTCTCGGCCTCCTCCTGGGGAGAGGGCGCGTCGAACACGATCATGAACTGGGCGAACTTGCCGATGTACGGTCGAACCGGAACGCAGTCGGCGACCACGGCGCCGAGCATGACGTTATAGACCTTCTCGAGTCGGCGCGTGTCGCTCTCTTCCAGCGACATTTCGCGGTTCACTGGCACGACTCCGGTGATCAAGCCGGGAATGAACTCACGCTGGTATTTAAGCCGGCTGGGGCTGTCTATAGCGGCGTGAGTGGGCTCGATAGCCGCGAAGCTTCCGATGTTCTCCAAGATCGCTTGCTTGGCGACGTTTATCAGCCGCTTGTTCACGCGCGCCACGAAGTCGGACTGGCTCGTGAACTTGACAGTCGCGCCCTTCTCGTTCGTTCTCGCCTCGACGATCGCCTTGGCGGCGTTGGCTGAGAGACCCTTGATGCGCGTGAAGGGGATCATCAGCTTCTCGTCGGTGAGAATCTCGAAGCGACCCGTGGCCGTGTTGATCTCTGGCGCCTCGACCTTGATGCCGAAACGTTCGGCGTCAGCGAGCAGCGCACCGAGCTTATCCTCCTTCACCATCGAGAGCGTCGCGGCATAGAACTCGACCGGGAAATAGGTCTTCAGATACATCGCCTGATAGGAGATCATCGTGTAGGTCACGGAATGGGATTTGTTGAAGCCGTAACCCGCGAAGCCGGCGATCTTATCGAATTGATGTTCCGCCCATTCCGGCAAGCACCCGATAGTCTTGATGCAGCCGTCGACAAATGTACCGCGCTCTTTAGCCATCTCAGCCGGGAGTTTCTTGCCCATTATCTTCCGGAGCTTGTCCGCGTTAGATGCTGAATAGCCTGCGATGACTCGCGAGGCCCGCATAACCTGTTCCTGATAGACATAAACGCCGAAGGTTGCTTTCAGAACGTCCTCAAGAAGAGGATGGTCATACGTCGTTGCTTCCAGACCTTGCTTACGCTTCCAATAGCTGTCCATCATTCCGGACTCCATTGGGCCAGGGCGATACAATGCTGTCGCCGCGGTAATATCGTCGAAGGTTATAGTGCCATCTTTACCGAGTTCCCTAATCAGGCGCCTCATGCCCGCACTCTCGAACTGGAAGCATCCAACAGTTAAACCCTGTGCAAAGTTTGTCAGCACCTTCTCGTCATCGAGAGAGATCGTGGTAAGGTTCACCCTCTTGGAGTGCCGCTCGCGAATGTACTTGGATGCGAGGTCGATGATATCAAGCGTCTGCAAGCCGAGGACGTCGAGCTTGATCAGCCCTTGATCCTCCACGATGCGCTTGTCCCAATTCACGACGCTCTCGTCGCCTTTGCGATGCTCGATGACCGCGCGTTCGCGAAGGTCACAGCCGCCGACGACGATGCCGGAGGCGTGCTGACCCAGGTTGCGCATGACGCCTTCGAGCTTGAGCGAAACGTCCCAGATGCCGGGGAACTTGTCGCGATAGCTGCCGATCTCGGCGACCTGTTCCGCGGCGACCTCGAGCTTAACGTGAGCGCCATGAAGCTTCGGCGTGAACTTGGAGCAGGCGTATTCCCGCTCGTCGAGCCCGAACATCTTGCCGACGTCACGGATCGCCGAGGCGGGTCCAAGCGTTCCGAAGTTGGTGACGCCCGCTACACGCTCCGCGCCGTATTTCTGAACAAGGTACGCAACGATTTCGTGACGGCGTTCTGACATAAAGTCCAGATCAGCATCAGGCAGATCGAGACGATCAGGATTGATAAATCGTTCGAAGAGAAGCCCAAAACGAATAGGATCGCAGTCGGTAATGCCCATAAGAAAAGCAACAAGACTTCCGCCGATCGATCCTCGTCCGGGACCGACAAGTATTCCCACACTTTTCGCATAGCTCACCACGTCCTCTACTAGAAGAAAGTAACCGCCGAAATTCAACGTCTTAAGAACGCCTAGCTCATAGACGAGGCGCGTCTTATAGACCTCCAACTCGGTCGGATCAGGCTTGTAGCCGAACGTGATGTTTCCGAGACGCTTCGCCCATCCGATCTTGCACTTGGCGACGACCTCGGCAAACTCGTCCGGAGCCATTTTCGGCAGCGAGACGGCTTGCTTCTTCCATTCGTACTTGATGGAGTCCGTGAGCGCGACGATATTCTGAAGACCATGCTGAAACGCCGTGTTCGTCTCCGCGGGGTTCGCTCCCCGCTTCAGTAGACGCTTGATCGACTCTCCGCACTCAAGCGTCAAAGCCGCCTTGGTCATCGGATAGAGATCACGGAACGCCGTCGATTTGTTCCACATGCTCGACAGCGGCGTGTTGGAGCAGATCGCGCCCATCACCTCGGCCGCGTCAGCCTCGCCCTTGTCGTAGCAGATCGGCCGCGACACGAGCGGCTTGAAGCCATGATCCCGAACCGCTTCAATCGCCTTCGCGTTGAGGGTGTCGAACAGCGGCGTGTTGATAGGCGTCAGCGTCACATAAACGCTCACTGACAAGCGAATTTTTTCGAGTATCGACAGCGCGTCTTTATGATGGAACACGCTGTAGACGTCGCTAGAAGCGATTGCAGCGTCGTCCGCATTCATGTCTGCGATCTCATTATAGAGATCAGAGAACGACAGCTTGGCGTTATTGTAGAAATGAGCCTCGTCGTTCGCGAGGCTCAGTAGTCGGAACAGTCCGATCATGCCGCGCTCGGACAGGACATAATAGGTCAGAAAGTATTCGGTCGGAGCTTTCTCCTTGCCCTCCTTCTTCGGAGGCTTGCGCCAGGTGTGATCGTCGACCAGGCGGATGCGACATCCGATGATCGGCTTGACGTTCTGTTTCTTGCAGCGGTTCGTTAAGTCGATCATGCCGCTGACGGTCATGGTGTCGGTCAAAGCGATCGCCGTGGCGCCGGCTTTCACGCCCGCATCCACCAGCCGCTCGATCGAGAGTATGGATTCGCCGATACTGAAATTCGAGCGAGCGGCTAGTAGAGCGTGCATGTTTGTTTCCTTTAACCTTCGAGGCCGCGCCATCCCGTGATCGATACCGTGTCGTATTGCAGGTTGGTGGCGATGAGCTTCTCGACGTTCTCGATGTCCGCCTGGGTGTAGAGGTCGCGAGGGCCGTTCAGAAAGACGCGCCCCCTCAAGCGCTCGTCACCCTTGATCCATTCGTACCAGATCACGACCTTCTGCGGCGGGATCGGCGCCGCTTCCACCACCGGATGATCTTCGGGATCGAGAGCGGCGTTATTTCCCGCGGCGTCAGCGCTTGTATCAGTAGTATCCATTAACCATTTCCTTTCAGTGTTATGCGTCCATTTTCGTTGGTGATCGCCCCAAGCGCGGTCAGCGCGTGGATAGCTTGGCTCGTGTGAGAGGCCGCGGTCTCACTCGTCCAATTCAGTTGCGTCATGAGCGCGAAGCAGAGTTCCGTCCGCTTAACGCCTTCCGTTGCTCTCAACAGCATGTCGCAGGCAATTCTCATAAAGCCAGGTTTGTTCGTGAACGGGTTCACGCCTTGGCGAAGCTTGTCGGTCACGGTCACGCCAGCGCGTTCGATCCGTTCGAGAAGATCAACGACCTTCACGGGGTAGAGCGCGGGTGTCGGCGCAACCTCGGGCGTCCGCGACGCGATCGTGATCTGGGCCGACTTCACCTCGATCTTGAACTGCGCCTGAAGCGCCGTCCGCCGAGCTTGAGATCGCGGCGCGCATGTCGCCGAGAACATGCAAAGCGAGCAAATCGGCCCATCGCCCTTGTAGATGATGGGTGAGCCAAAACATCCTGGCGCGAGGCTCTGATCAATCATAATTAACTTGTCTCTCTGGTAGAACGGCCTGCTAATTTCGCTAGCTCACGGTAAATCTTGGAGCGCTCGTAGCCGTAAAGCTCCATGAAGTCGAACACCATAGCAGCTGTGACGCCCTTTGGGGCAGCGAAATCGCGATCTAGCGATTTAGCGACACGCTTGAACGCCTGATAGTCCTTCACCGCCTCGATCAGAAACGCTGGCGGGCTGTCGAGAAACTCCACGAATTGTCGCGTCAACGGCGTCATCTTCGCCATCATGTTCATCTTGCGCTCTTTCGCCTCTAAAAGAACATCTTGCCCCTCGGCCCCATCCGATACAGCCGAATGAAGCGAAGCCGCTTCATCTGTTTCATTATCAAGAGAAGCCGCGTGACCCTCTGTAATCTCTTCCTGAACCCAACGGTTGACATGAAGCTGCATTCCCCGAACCAGATAAGCCCCAAAGGGCACGTTGAATTCAGCCTTCCAGCTGTCGCGCGCCTTGCACCATGCGATGCAAAGCTCCTGCTTAATGTCGGCGAGCATCAGACTTCTGGCGCCGCCCGACTGAGCGCGTCGCCAGACCTTCCAGGCGAAGTTGTCGATCGCCTTCTGATGCGCCGGCGTGAAGATGATCTGGTCGTTCATCGCCTTATGCCCAAATACGCTGCGCGTAACTATCGGCGACCTCGCGATCGACGCGCGACAAACGAGCGCCCCAGGCCGTCTTGAGACCCGCGCGCCAGTCGCCACCCTTCATGACGGCGTATCGACCGGCGTTGATCAGCTCACGAGGCGAGATCGTCGAGGCGACCTTGCCGCCCTTGAAGGCTTCACGGAAATCATTGGCGAAGCTGACGATCTTCTCCGCGTCTTTCTTGTCGATCTGAGCCTGACCGGAAACGACCATCACTTCGACCTTCGGGTCCATGTAGCCGACTTCGACCGTGACGCCGAAGCGGCTATAGTTCGCTGCGTCCTGCATCTGCGTGCCCTGATAGAGCCCGGTTTCATCGCCGGAACCGTTTGTGTTTCCCGTCGCCACAAACCGGAAGTTCGGATGCGGCTTGACGAGACGCATTTCCGGAGGCGCCTCCTTGATGTAGAGCGGCTTGCCTTCGAGCACCGGCTGATAGACCGAGGTCACGGGAGCGATCGCGCGGTCGTATTCGTCGGCGCAATAGATGTAACCCTCGATCATCGCGATCGCGAGCGGCCCATATTGGAAGACGGTCGCGCCGTCCTGAACGACGTACTGCCCGATGATGTGCGATTCTTCGGTGCCGACGGTGTGCTGGACGCGCATGAACGGTCGTCTGACGCAGGCGGCGACCTGTTCGAGAACGGTGGTCTTGCCGGTGCCGTGATATCCCCAGAGGTAGCAGCCCGTGTTGAGCTCCAACGCGATCAGAATGGTCTTGGTCAGCTCGATGTCGAACACATAGTTCGGGTCGCGCTCGGCCAAGAGCAGCTTGGCGTTCTCGTCGTGGTCGTCGAACACAGCGACCATGATGTTGCCGCCGCGAGCGTTCTTAGCGGCTTTCGCCTCACCCAGACCGAACACTTCATGAAACGGCTGACGCGAGCCGCCGGCGACGACCATCGCTTTCGCGACCTTAGCCGCGTTCGCCATCTCGTTGCGCTTCTTGTTCATCGCGACCTGAGCCATCTCGGAGAACAGCGGCTCGCCGGGAAACTCCTCCTGGTAGCGTTTGACGGTGTAGGTCGGGTGATTATCCCGAAGATGAATCTGGACCGAGTGACACAGCGCCCCATCGATCTTGCATGTTATGCGCGCATTCGACGCGGGTTCACTCGCTACTTCCGACATTCTCTCGCTCCTATCTCTGTCTGTTTTCTATGTTCATTTATCGCTCGTAGCGCTCTGGGTTGCAAGTCAATTCTGACTTGGTTCGATAACTCCCAGAGCGCTTGTTCTCAGGCCGCGGACAAGATCCGCTTGAGCTCGCCCATCACGGTCGAGGGCAGGGTGGCGACGTCGTTCAGGACGATGTACTTGGGATAGTACGCCTTGACCGCTTCCGTCATGATGCCGATGCCGATCACTTCGATCCCCGCTCTGATCGCGTCCTGAACGACCCGTTTCAGATGCGATCTGAACGGCGATCTTTGACCGTAAGCATGCGGATTATTGCTGGCTCCGGCTGGCTGACCGTCCGAGAACACCATGAGCACCTTGCGATGCTCCTTGCGACGCGAGAGGCGTTGCGCGGCGATCTCGACACACTCGCCATCGACGTTGTTCGCCATGATGTCCTGATGCTCGGCGAGGGAGGCGAAACGACGCTTGACGGCCGGCGTCAGCCGCTCGTCGAAGCCTTTGAAGATCGGCATTTGCAGCGTTTCGAGCCGCGAGAAGTACGACCCGATGCGAGCCTCCTCCGCGTTGATCAGCGCCGCCGACAAACGACCATTTCTGCCCGTCGTGAAGCCGAGCGCCTCGTGCGCGATACCGACACGCTCTAGGGTCTGCGATAAAGCGTAGCCCGCGGCCATCGCGACCTCGATCGGCTGACCGATCATCGATCCTGAATTATCGATCAAGAGAGAGACAGCCGTGTCTTTCGATTTCGCCTCGTGAACACGGCGAAACACGCGATCGTCATTCGCCTTCAGCCGATAGAGACTGGCGCCGTTCAGCTTACCCGAGCGATAGCCGGGAACCTTGAGCACCTGGGATCGAGAGGCCATAAGCCTCTCGATATCCTTCTGCATCGGCGCGATCATGTGCTTGGTCTGTTCGTCGAACGCCACGAATTGTTCGTCGGTGACCTCCCGATCGTAGACCTCGATCGAGTCGAAGTCCTTGGTGAAGATCGTATAGTTACAGTCGGCTGTCAGCTTCGTTGTGTCGGCCGTGATCTTACCCTCGAGAGCGCCCTCGAAAGAGCTATCCTTCAGGTCGATATCGGCGTCCGAGAACTTCGAGCTACCTACGCCAGGTTCGTCGGCGTCTCCACCTGGCTCGGAGTCGCCAGCATCTTCTCCTTCAGGATCTCCGGCAGACTGGCCGCCGCCGCTTCCAGCCGCTTCATCCTCTCCGGCGTCAGCGGAAGTGTCGTCGGCGCCATCTTTCTTTCCATCGTCTTCATCACCGCTTCCTTCTGTTCCGGCGTCATCGTCGCCCAGAACCCCGTCATCGGGTTCGGCGTCGGCTCCGTCGCCTGAATCTTTGGCGTCGACTCCGTCTTCGCCTGAATCTTTGGCGTCGACTCCGTCTTCGTCTGACTCCTCGGCGTCAGAAGCTCCTCCATCATCTTCGTCCTCCCCAGCATCATC